AGTATCAAGTTGTGATATTCTTTTAGTTGCCACTATTCATCTATATGGTTCTTCCGAGTTATTTATACGTCCAAATTCCTCTCTCCCATAAGAAGTGATTTAAGTTTATTTGCTTTCTCTAAATGCTCTTTATGATAGTCTATCCAAGACTGTACTTCAGTCAAAATATTCTCATAAGTTTTGTCTGAAGATTCCTCGCTAGTAAGATAATCACCAATGACATCGTTTAATGTATTGAGACGATGCTGTGCCTCTGGTGGATAACTAGCATTGTAGTTTTCGACGTGTGGTCCGCTCATTGATACTTCTCGTTAAATTCCTTAAATGACGAACTGCAATCAGGTGGTTCTGGATATTTATATCCCTTCATCTTCATCCACTTCTGATGCAAAGCACCAAGTATCCATGACTGAGATAGACTCTTAGGTCCATTTTCCAATAGTTCCAAGTGTTTCTTGTTGGAAGTGTACGCTTTGTACTCCTCCCTCCAATTACTGTCGTCCCAATCTTTTGTCATGTGTTACTCCTCTATTTCGAAAGACCATTTTATAGAATTAATATAGTCAAATGTATCCGTTACATCATGATCACAGTTAGTGTTGTACTTTCTTTCACAAAGGAATCTCCTCAACATTTCTATTGAGTTAAAACACCCCATATGCGTATGGTTGTCATTGTAAAGATGGTACTTCATGCTAACTCTTTAATTCATTTTGCATCTCATTAAGTGTTTCACTAACATATGTTTGCACACCAACTGGATCAGGTTTCCAATCCTGTGGCATAGGGATCTCAGGTAGATCTCCCTGCTCATACTTGTCAAGCACAGGTACAGGTGTCAGTAGAATTGATGGTTTCCCATCTTGAGCAATCTTTATTGTATTACCTCTTTCACATAATGTCAAGAGGAAATCAAAGTTGCTCTTAGCCTCATCAATAGAGACTTCTAGAATTTGAGATTTCATTAGAATACAAATGTAAGATCGTCTGGCTCTAAGAAGTCTTGCAAGATAGCAATAGTATCCTCAAAACTGCTCATACCCTCTTCATCAAAGTTAAACCGAACTTCTTCGGTATAACCTTCCTCATCCCGAAGGACAACTCTCCTTTTGGCAACATGTATAAAAGCATGTTCCACATAATCAACTAATTCTTCCATTAGTTAAGCATCACAGGCAATCCATATATCTGGGTTGCACCCAAAGCAGTACCAAAGGCAGAGAAACCTACCCCGACACCGTATGAGATTATACCAGAAGTACACTGGTTTATTATAGCACCTTGTCCTGCTGTGACAACCTCTCCTATGCCACCTGTCGGACTGGCTACTAGGGTCATGTGTCCACCTGGACTAGCTCCTGTGATAATATCTGCCATAGCAGTGGGCATTGTTTGCCCCAGGGAGAGCCGAACCTGAGCTGGTGGTGATGCACCTGGGAATGGTAAATCCATTGTAACATCTACAATAGATCCTTTTACTATACTATACTGTCCTGTTATAACAGGCATCTGCTGGAATATACCAATGATATCAAAGCGTCCACAGTTAAGGAATGAAGTAATCCAGTTAGCTTCGTTTATGATCTCACCATGTGCAGTGTTATTAATTGCACCCGCCTCAACGTTATAGTTCTGACCCTTCATGTTGATTGCAGATACAGCAGTGAAGTTAAACTTGTTAGCTTGTACTGTCCAGTCACCTTGATAGTTACAATCGTGGTCACCTGCTACGGTATGTACTGACTTAGATTCTCTTTCTCCTACCTCTACATCAAACTGTGGTTTATTACGTTTAGCTATCTTATCCTGTAAAACTGCTTGCATTTGATCTGTTGCAGTTCCTGCAGTGTCTAGAGAACCCTCCAGAGCCTCGAATCCATCTTCAGGATCCAAATCTTTATATGTTTGTGCTGTGAATTTAGAGCTATTACCTGCTCCTTGCAATGGTTTCTGGTCACCCCATGTACTACCTGAGGAGAAACCACCATTAGCATCAGATGCTTGAGCACCAGGACCATTTGATACATGAGTATTCATGGATCCTGATACCTCAATATGGAAATCACCCATAACCTTAAGGTGGTAGTCACCTTCTATAGTATGTACATGATTACCTTTAGCATTGTGTACTAAGTCTCCACCGTAAATGGAAGTAAAGTTGCCAGGTACATTTAAGTGTTCGTTACCTCTCTTATCTTGGAAATAGGTAACACCACCAGGACCAGAGGTTACAAACTTTTCTTTACCAGGCGTTGCATCATTCAGTACCCTAGTACCATTAAGTGATGTCTGTGTCTCCATTAAGAATGGGTTAATATTCTTATAGAAATCATCAAAGAAGGTACCAGTTTCTGCTGAACCACCTGAACTTTGAGTAAGTCCTGGTGCATTTGTTCCCGAAGGTGGTGGACAACTACTATAGTCACCTCCACCTGGACCTGCCACGCCTGGTGTATCATCAGGATCACATTGCGTGGTACCTAACAACGGAACCCATGCTTGTGATCGGGGTTTTCGACTATCACGACCACATCCTTTATTACCAAGGATCATAGCAAGGATTGCCTTAAGGATGCTAAGAAGTGACTGGAAGTCTAACTTAGTGAAATCTAATGCAAATATACTACTGATACCATCTGCTAGTTTTGCTGCTCCCTTAACCGCAGTTATTGCTGAGAATATTTTATCTGCTGCACCGTTAATGGCATTGAGTCCTTTACAAATCTGACCCTGAATACCAGACATTGCATTCTCAACCCAGTCAGTGATTTTTGATTCCATCTCACCGATGAAATCCATTATATTATCGAAGACCTTGTTGAGATAACTCGTTATGAATCCCATTATGTTCTTCATAACACTGACCCATTGTGGGGTAGGTTTACAGAACATAGAGAATATAATTTCTAGGATAGCACCAATTGCTGTCACTACGACAACAGGAACCATATTAGAAATTAGCTTTAATATAGTATCAATCGCTTGCTGAATCAGCCTCGCTGCCAGCTCCTTCAGAGGAGCGAGCATACCCGAAACTGCATTGGTAACATAGTTGGTTAGGTTAGATAACTGTCCAAGTATTGCTTTACCTTCTACCATTCTGCCTGTAATAGCAGACATGAAACTACCACTGTCAGTATCTTTTGCTAAACCACCTACCTGAACACCAATGTCAGATAGCATCCTCTTCATATCAAGGTTAAAACCTTTATTAGCAGGTCCAGTTGTACCATCAGCAATACCACCTGGCATTCCTGACATCTTGATAGGGTTAGTGTATATGTTAGCAGGTGTATCTACTTCACCTTTGGAAACTGCACCTCTTGCTACTTCTTCACCACCTTCTGCAGATCCTGGTGTCTGACCCTGAACCTTAGCAAATGGGTGACCACCTAATGAAAACTGATTATTAACTGCTTTCTGCTGAGGAGTATCGGTTGCCATCTGGACACCAATCTCAGGATCAGCAATATATGTACGTCCTAATTGGTTTGGTGCACCTCTCTCTTCTCCACTAGCACCACCCTCATTCTGTCTCTCAGCATGACGGAAACTACGGAAAGCACCCATAACACAAGGTAACTGACCTTCATTACCATCCAAGAAGAAACCAAGAACGTTAGAACCTACCTGTAATTCTGTAGTTGTTCCTGCGTTTTTAGTCTGTGGTTTATCTGTTGGCAGTAGAACAGTTGCCCATGGGAGCATTTTCCTAGGAAGTTCTTGCAAGTGAGCAGAGTTTCCATCCTCATCCGTTTTATTGCTGGTATACCAACCAAGTATACGAACTCGTACTCTACCTAACTGTGAAGGATCTTGGTTGTCTTCTACTTCTCCGACCCACCAATTAAATCCATCACGTCCAGCGAAATCAGTTTTTGCTTGTGCGACAGCGACCATTATGTTAAATCTAGTTTCCTCGAATTATTTAGCTTAGTAAAAGTAAAGAAACCCTCAGACGGTTCTTTACCCCAAGAAAATTTTCCCGTTTCTATGTTATACCCAGTGTCGATTGACCTGTAGTTTGTACCATCAAATTCTACAGCACTAACAACTTTAGTGTCTCTGACTATACATTCACCCTTAATCTCACCATACCAAGTACCTTCGAAGAATCCCCACTGCATTTCACATCCCTCCTTATCAATCAAGAGGTTGTGTGCTTTAGTGAAAACCGTCTCTTCATCATAAACCTCAAAGGTTATATGGTAGTGTCTGTACGGTTCATCCTCCCCTGCATAGTTATACCACTGCTTGAGTTCTAATACATTAGGTTTTACTTTGGTGTAGAGAATATTCACCCATGGCCACTTGGTAGGATTGCTATAGGCTTGTTTCTTATTCTCATAATGACCAATAATCAATTCATCGAACAAGGTTATACCATCCAGTAATAATCATCTTCTCTTCATTAGGTGCAGGTATTCCCTGATGAAAATGTGTCCAATCACTTGGCCAAATCAATGTCAACCCCTTTTTGGGTTTCACTTTTGCTTGCTGTACATCAAATAATGTTTCTCCACCTTCTTCTATATCATTAAGATAGGTCATCCATGCCATAACACGAGTGACCGCTTCTATATCTGCATTGTTTCTTTCACAATGCATCTGTTTAAATCCTCCACCTTTGGGATACCACTGCAAGTTAAAATCACTCTGCAGATCCCAATGGATCGTTCTAAGCATGGGCCAGTAGTTTACATATTCTCTCGTAACCTCTGCTAGACCATCTATGTAATTAGTAATTCTTTTATCCTTAAAATACCTAGGAACGGTCATATCAATCGATTCTTTGATCGTTTTGTTGACCTTATCTCCTTGTCCACCGCAGTGACCTTCAGTCTTCTCAAGGTATGTATTGACCACTGGGTCATCCCAGAAGTCCCATAAACCATCAACAATTTCAGGTTCCATGACCCCACCCCCTATAAAGGAGTAGGGTGCATCTATATCAATGTATTCACCAAGCATAATATAAAATTGGTATTAATCGTCGTAGACTAAGCACTCAGGCTCATCAGGGTTCTGATCGCAGAATAGTTCTAAGCAATTTGGATCATGGTGATCACCTGCTTGGATCTCTGCCTTATGGTGGTCAGCGTATTCTACAAGATCATGTAGTTCTTCTTTAATGTGACGACGAGCAGCAGGACTAACCTGTGGATCATCTAAGATCTCTCTGTCTTTTTGGATGTGTTCTTCGATAGTATGCATAATTGTACCTTCAGTACCCTACTATTTAGGCAAATTATAGCACAAATATCAAGATTTGGGTACCGAATCCCTACAAAGGTAGAGTTCTGTGGTGATTCCCTCTTTATTGTAATGATGTACTAGACCCTTAATAAGGTACCTACCACTGTACCTTGCGTCATCCTGAACTGTGTCTGTACCTTTGGTTTGTATAGATGACGGTATCACACAACTGATTACTGAACCTGCATATAAAGCAGTATTTCCTGGAACCTTGATAGTTAGGGACAGTGTATTTAATAATGATAGTCTACCTGATGCATAGTTAGATACAGCTAATATATCCTCAGGTGCATTATCAGCACCGTTATTAGGTTGACCAGCAGTCTGATTAGAATACTTTGGAAGAATCTTAACCTTAATCCTAGTAGGATGATCTTTCATATAGCCTTCTGCTTTCTTACTATCGTAGGGGAATCCCTCCTCTAAAGTAGATGCAATCTCAAACAACTTATTCATTGCATTGATAGCAGGTGGCATCTTAGTACCTCCTGGTTTTGACTGGTTCTCTGCAGTTTTAATCTGAGTAGCAGTATTCTTCCAGTTCATAGTATTGGCATTAATATCCATATTAAATGAACGATCCGATTCTCCCCCTGCATTATAGAAATTAACTGATGTCTTACCTTTATCTAAGTAATCTTGGAACTCTGTACTATTAAGTGATTTTGCTTTCTCTGGGTTAAAAGCATCTCCAACGATTTGCTTAGTGTTCTTATATACATCATACAATTTATCAAATATACCACTACTACTAGCAGATCCATTTGGAATAGCACTCTCTGAAATAGCAGAAATTACAACACCGTAAGAGATATTCTTATATAATCCTGTTCTCATCTTATCCAGATGATTCATCCTTTCTGGATATGTAATAGACTCAATACGATAAGCATTATCACCACGAGCACTACCAGATAGGTTTGCTTGAGTGTAAGTATAAGTCTCAAGAGTATCCTGCTCACAGAGTTTATCAATACTATGAAAATTAAATCCCTTCCTATTCTCGTAGAATAAGAACCCTGACTGAGATACCTTCTTACCACCCTTCTGTCCTTTAGGTGATTTTCTTACTACTTTATCAGTCATATAACTGATACAGTCAACAGGTCTCCAGTTAGGAGAAACAAAATTAAGATTACTATGTGGTTCTATTGCTTCATCATGCTTAATCTTATGTGGTGCCTTTAATTTCTCAGAAATAACAGTCTTTATTACTTCTGGTTTCTGGGCATAAGGACCAAGTGCACCAAAGGTTCTATTAGATTCATTTAGATATATCTCTGGAGATGAACAATGGAGTATATACGCCTTCTTCCTTTCCGACTTAATAACTGATCCTATCTTATAAATCTGCAGATCAGCATCTATCATAATTCTCTCTGGATCTCTACTCTGTCTCCTATTCTTAGGTACTGCTGCGTAGGTCTCAAAGCACAACTTAACCATCTCATCACCAAACAACCTGTCACCAAACTGTACGGTATCTAACATACTAATATCACACCGAACAAATGGTGAATCTATGGTTTCATACCACTGAAATTCTGCAATCATTCCAGTAATATCATACTTTTCATCTTGTACTACGACATAAGCGTCGTGTAATCTATATTCTTTGGTATCTGCTGACATTAGAACATCTCAACTGGTGCGGTATTTCCCTCTGCCATTAATCCATATCTAGTCTGGAAATAATCGTTAGCAGGTACTTCATATTTACTGTCAACGAATATTGGTGGTGGAGGACCAGCATCCGCTTGTTTACCCATTTTAATAGGTGCTAGATCTCCTTTATGTATACTAACACCACCATCACTATCTCCTCCTTCATCAAATTCACCACCCTCTGACATTGCCTGAACATTAATATATTCACCTGTAAGTTCTGCTTTTGGTACCATACCACCTGCAGATAAACGACCTGCAGCTTTCTTTGCACTAGCAGATATATCAGCACCTAGAATCTCCATTTCCATCTGATCCTTAAGTTCTAACGCAAACCTTGCTTCAGGGTTTGATGCAAGATACGCTTGCTTATCTTCTTCAGTTAACCTCTCCGATGATCCCTCAAAAATAAGTTCCGTGCCTCTTTGTTTTGTCTTCCATTTGGTTCTCGTCATGGTATCGAAATTCATATCATCAGATGATTCTTCTTTTATTCCAGCACCATAATATTCTTTACCCATTGCTTTTGTAAGTTCCACACCATCAGCATAAGTTATTTTCTTTAAAGGAGGTAATCCCAGAAATTCTGTTCGTTCTTTATTAACCCAATAAAGAGTTTCCTCTTCTATACGTCTTTTCTCTTCTATATCAGTTACGGTACCCCTAGTATGTCCTAACTCGTCACTCATAGGGTTCTTACCATATTTGAGCTTACCACCGTTCTTCATATCCTGAAGCAATCCACCAGCACTAAATCCTGGTATGCTAAATCCTTTATTGGATGCTTCTTGAGTCCTTCTATCAGTTAATCCTGCATTACCTCTAGTTGCAGGAGTATCATATGGAACTACAAATGCACCACCAGTTTTCTTTTGTGCAACATACTCTGTGCCATGACCTATAAATGATGTGCTCCTACCACCATCAAGTGATACAGGATAACCTGACTGAGGTCCAGTTATCCAACCACCTCTTGCCATCTGTTTCTGACTGTTGTATTTGTTTATATTCCTAGTGAGAATACGACGATTTTTATCTGACTCATTACTCCATTCATCATCAGTCAATCCACCACGAGGTTGAGAAAGATCGTATGTTTTCCTACCAATCTTAATATTTTTATCTACTGGTTTTACTTTCCTCTTCTTCTTAACTATAGGTTCTTCTTTCTTTACCTTCTTTATCTCCCTTTTCTGTTCCCTTTTTTCTTCCTTCTCCCCTTCTCCATCTTCCTCAAAGAAACTTAACCCTTTCTTTAGACGTACTCTTACTGGTAAGTCCATAAACTCAAAATATTTTACTGGATCTACCTGTTGACCATTAACAGTAGCAACACCATCTTCGAAGCTAGTAGTTAGCCTTTGCTTTGTAACTAATTTTCCTTTTACGGGCTTCTCAGGCTGACCATCCTTATTGATCTTATCTACATCTTTCTTGTTTAATGGTTTATCTGGATCATCTTCATCTTCATCCTTATCACCACCACCAAATAGAGTCTTTAATCCCCATGCAGCAAGTACACCTGCACCTACCATAAGAGCAGCTCTAGGTCTTGCCATAATGAAGCCTAATACTCCCTTAAAGACACCCATCAATCCTTTGAGCATGGAACCTATAAGCTTAAAGAGTTTGCCACCCTTAAAGAGTGCCATTACACCCTTCATGCCTAGTGCTGCCATCTTTGCAGGTGCAAAGAATACTGCTGCAGCAGTTAAGAATTTAACAATTCCAAATATACCTTTAAAACTAAGTGGATTCTCTAAGAAGTCTGTAAGACCATCTAATCCCATATTAATTAAGAATCCAGCAATCTTAAGTAACCACTTACCTATTCTGGTAACACCCTGTACAACTTTCTCCACCTTCTTCAGGTTTTCAGGATTACCCATCCACTTCAGGAAGGCAACTGTTACCATTGTCCTAAAGATTCTACCAATAAATTTAGCTATACCTTCGAAGAATCCAAATGCATTAGAGACAGCACCTACAACAGCACCTGCTTTATACCCAAATCCTGTCTTTTCTTTAGGATCAGGTGGTCCTTCTTGTTGTGCTTCACCCTCTAGATCCTCTTCTAAATTTTCTTTTTGTTTTAGATCCTCTGCTTCTGCCTTTCTCTGATCTACTAATTTTTGTACACCCTCTTCTCTCTGATCTGCTAATTCTTGCTGTTGTTGTATCTGCATTTTCATGCTTTCAGCAAAAGTCGCATTCATCTTTGCGACCATTATTGCAATACTATTAGTAGTAAGACCTAACCTGTTGATTGCCTTTACGGATGTGGTCATACCCTCAGTACCACCACCGTAAGTAAAGCTTTTACCTACCTCCACAGTGATACCACCTCCAGGTTTAGGAGGAGTTATTACTTTATATAATCGTGCTTTTGGTGTTGCTGCCATCTTACGACCTCATATTGCCATTAAGCATAACTGGAGTAGCTGTATATACTACTTTTGGTGCTGGTGTTGGACTAGAACCAGGTATGTGTACCTGTTGTCTAGCTGCTACCACAATAGTATTTGTTCTTGCCCTACGTTTCCGCTTAATGGGTCTATTGATTTTAGGAACTTTACTTCCAACTGAGTCCCTTGTATTTATCCTTCCACCTGTAGATTTCTTACCTATCTGGAACGGAACTACTCCACCCATTCCCTTCTTAGGTGCCTCTTTCATCTTCTGCTCTTTATGATCCCATCCCCATTCACTTACTGGAACACCTGAGATGTCCGTATAAGCCATAATATGACGTGTGACTTGTTTCCGTTCCCAGTCACTTAACTCTTCAGTATATTGTTTATTAGTCAATCCACCCATAAGTCTGGATAAATCAAACATACGATTTTTATGTTTTGATTTCTTTCCGAACCTAATATCCTTACCTTTCTTAAAAGGAGACTTGTGTGGTAAAGGTTTCTTCTCTTCCTTCTTGTCCTCGGTAACAGGTGTAATATCCTTCGCATCATCCTTTTCTCTTTTCTCTGCTAATTTTTGTTGATCACCAGAAAGCTTATCATTCATCGCTGTATCATCAGGATCCCTTACTATCTTTCTTGGACTTAAACCAGTTGCCTTTGCAAAAGGATCATCAATAGTACCTAATTTACCCCAAGGAGTTGGGAGATGAACTAACCCTTTAGCAAGTAATCTTGCTGCTTGCTCTCCAACAAATCCACCTGCCATACCAGTAATAAATCCAGGAGCACCACCAAAGGGAGCACCAATGGCAAAACCTGCAGTGTATCCTAACAATCCACCTATTGCTCGAAGGATAGCATTGACAGGAGACTCACCTAAGAAAGCATAATCAATAACACCCATGACAGCAGCGATAACCTTATCAACACCACCAATCTTCATCTTCTTCGCTGCTTTAAGACCATCTTTTAGTTTTAATAGATTCTTATTCTTTCCAGCAGCTTTTAATATCTTACCTATTTCTTTGGGGTTTTTCCCAATTTTCATTACCTGTTTGATAGTCTTATTCTTTTTAAGAATGTTATCTATCTGACCCATCAGTTGCTTCTTAACCTTCTCAACCAACTTCATAGGATTCTTTGCCATCTCAACGACATCACCTATAGTCTGAGCCCATTTTGCAGCCCTTGCTCTAATGCCACCAATAACGTTATCAGCATTTTTCAGTTGTTTTTTGGCATAACCATCTGCCCACTTTACGAACTTGCTACCCTGTTCACCTATAACGTTTTTAAGCTTAGTACCTTCTCTAATTCCAGTTTTCCATAAATTCTTACCTAAATTTTTAGTACTCTTCCACCAGCTTCCACCACCAGGTTTAGGTTTAGTTACCTTCTCAAGTAACTTCTGACCCTTTTGTGCAAGAGGTTTAAGGTTTTTCTTCTGAGTCTTAACAAACTCCTCAGCACCTTCTTGTATGGCTTTTCTCTTCTTCGTAATAGTTTCCTTAGTCTGCTTAATACGATCAGCAAAGGACGTTGGTTTGGGCTTAGGTTTGGGTTTAGGTTTTGGCTTATTCTGCTTTATCTTTTTGTTGTTCTTCTTCTGATTCTTCTTCTTATTATCCTTTTTCTGCTTCTTATCCTGTTTCTTCTTATTATCCTTCTTCTGATTCTTCTGATTCTTTTTAAAATCTGGTTTCTCACCCATTGTCAATGCTCTACCTATGCTACGCATAGCTTTGACATCACTTAATAGCTTCCATGGCATTAGCATCCTAGATGCTAACCAGAAACTCGCCATTCCACCCAGAATCTTAAAGACCCCAAACATTGCCTCAAAAGCTTTGCTAAGGTGACTTTGACCTGGTTCTCTATCTCCAAATATATTACCAATACCCTCCAAGACGCTATTCATACCAAAACTGACCAAACCGAATACCAGTTTACCCAGTCCTCTTATGAATTTAAGGAATGTCTCTATCCGTTTAGTATTCTTCGGATCAGACAACCATTTCATGAACCCAACCGCAATAAACGGTCCTATAAGATTCTTAAGAAAACTGAATAACGGTTTAAAGGGAGCAGCAAGTGTCTCTATCCAACTAAATTTCTTCTTATCTGCTTTTTCTGCTTGATCTAACCCCGCTTCGTTCTCTTCTTCCTCATTTGGTTCTAATTCTTGTGCAGTTTCTGCCTCTTGATCCTGTATTCGATCCTCTTTTTTCTTCTTTTTCTTAGCAGTCCGTTTCCTCATGCTAAGTTTCTTATTAGTCTCTTCTTCCTGTTTTTTAGTTCTCTCTAAAAAATTCTCAAGAAGAAACTCTTTCTGAAACTCCATCATAGTAACGATACCTTGCAGGTTCTTTCCAATACCTGTCAAAGTACCACCTAATCTATTATAGGCAAAAGTCTGAGCTCTAAGTTGCTTCCCAAAGGCAGTAGTTGCCTTAGGAGGTGGAACGTTTATATATTTCTTTAGAACTGCTGTTGCCATTAAAGACTTACTCTATTACTGTTTTCCTGTTGTTTCGCCTTCCTCTCTTGTTCCTGTAAATGAGCAATGAGAAGATTCACATAGACATCACGTTCCCACGGTATCATATTCTCCAACTCAGTAAGACTATACTTATGATGCTGCATTAATGCAAAGTTAGTCTCAAACATATTCTTAAGACTATCGTGCATTAACGCTATCCGAAAAAACTTGCTAGTCCCTCCAGTAATAGTTCGCTCTTTTTCTTAGTCTTAGGATTAAAAATCTCAATGGTATGCTCAAGTTTTGGCATAGTCTCAAAGAAATCTTGGATTTTCTTAAACTGATCCTGATTCATGTCACCGATGAAATCAACTGCTTCCTGTTTAGTAAAGGAGTCATAGATCTCTTCGCCTTGATATACTTTATCAATACACTCTGCAGAGAGTGCAAAAACATCATCCATAGATGGTTCATTTTTCATATTACGATCAATGAACGCATTTAGAGAAGGATACTTCATCTCTATTTTAATGTCATCATCTACATCAAGGATCCTTTTATGTTCCTTAGGTATAGTTAACTCAATGTCTTCCAAATTAAGTTCGACATCAATTTGGGTTTTATCATCATCAGGGGCAGTAACCTTAAATTCACTCTTTTCTCCTACTGCTTTCGCACGGATCCTGAGGAATAAGTACTCTATCTCAAATGTAGGCAGTTTATTAACATCTTTCACATTGGTACATGATTTAAGGATATTCCTAACCGCCTTTGCCATTTCCTTCTCATCTTGGGATTCCATTGCCAAGTAAAGCAATTTCTCCTCTTTCACAAGAAATGGTCTATAACTGACTTTTGTACCACTAACAGGTAGTACGCAGTCATAATCAGGCACTGCAAGTTTTGGTAAAGGCATAATTAATATATTACGATATTAATATTTAGACACCCAATTTACGGAAAGTTCCTTCGGGTTCAGTACCTACCAAATTAGAAGAATCTCTAACGATCTGAGGTGAATTAACATTAAACCTACCATCATTAGCTGTATCAAACCTATATCTCTCCATTTGGAATTGTATATTCAGTTCCATAAGAGTTCTCTGGTCATTATTTAAAGACTGTGTTCCTAGATTCTTTGGAAATACACCATACATCCTATAAACTGCTGATGCTGCATTCATTCTTATCTTAAAATCATTTACATTACTACCTTCTTCTGCTATTTTAGTCAACCATACATTAGATCCACCTTCCCACTTAATAATATCTACCTGAGTCACATACTGTTCATATATTCCTACAGTATTATCTGCATCAGAAGCACAGTTGTGCATCCATTGCTCAAAATATGCCCTATGTTGCTGATCTTTAGTTGTTATAAAAGTTACATCCAAATCTGTTGGAGACTGTCCACTAGCATAACTACGGTTCATTCCATGAACATGTGCTTCAGTAGTTGTTACATTTCGAGAAGGGATAGTAACATTATTTGCAAATAAACTTAAATTCTTTTTTATATTCCTTTGATTAGCATCTGAAGGTAGCCATCCTGTACGAGTATTACCACGCAAAGATGTTGAGATCATGCAAAGAGGTGAATTAAAAACAATCTCGTATAAGTTATTGCGTGCGGGTTCCAAATGACCCATTGCAATTGCTTCCTTAAATGTTTCGAAATAATTTGGACTATAGTCCAAAGTATCCACTGTTGCTGTTTTATCTTTTCCTTGTATTTGTAATACCATTAAACCCTACTCCATATATGGCTACTGGGAAGATCCATCCACATACCACCTCTCTTAATCCAGAACTCTTCTAGTGGAAGAGGTGTCCAATTCTTAAAGTTATCCCTAGGTACATCCATAGCTTGTGATATACTAGACATAAAGTATTTATGATGGCACTGCATAGGATACTGATTAGACCCAGTAGCCCACTGTCTCCCCACTGCTCGTCTGAATTCTGGTCTCAAATAATGTAAGTTACCACCAGAAAATTGTCCTTTACCGAGATTTCTATCCAATACCTGCACCATAGGATACTTGTCATACCATGGTAAAGGTGGAGATGGTGTTTGTGGACTATACTCAAAAAATAATATATCACCAGTCATAAACCCACCATCGTACGGTTGTAGACCATAAACCAACTGTGAACGATACCATTTCTTACTCTTTGGTGCACCGCCAGCTAAATCCTTTATGTCATTAAATATGCTCATACCCTGAGTTCTTTTTCTGTTAATATCATAAATTTCATTTGACGATCCTTGCAATAACTATCTGCTGCCCTCCATTTGGCATTATTTACTGCAAAAGTCTTTACTTCTGATAAATAGGATCTAGTTACCTTAACCTTCTTAACTGGACGTTTCGGTTGCTGAGTTTGTGCATAAGGTTTAATTTCGATAATGCTCTTTGCGAGCTTTCCCGTTCGGGTTCTTGCCTTAACATAAAAATCGGGAAAATAACGATGGATCCGATTATCCACGGGACTGCGATAAGGTATAATAATTTCTTCACTTCCCCACTCCATAACGTTTTCATTTTTGTCACACCAGTGCATAAATTTCTTTTCCCACAAAGACCTATAAATAATGTTGGTGGGATCCCCTTTATATTTTTTGTAGTTTTGAGGTCTAAACTTTCCAGAATAAGACATGTCAACTCCAGTAGCAACTAATACAACTAGCTCTAAAGGTTCTGCCACGAGATATATATACCCTTCTATTGCACCAGATGGTCCATTATCATCAGATAAGGAGATAAGGGGTGGTAGGCAATGGCAGTCTAAAGCTCTAGATTATCTTAAGTTAACCATTTACGATCCTTCTATACAAAGCCCATATACATGGGTTGGTGGTAAAGAAGCAGGTGACTATGGTAAATTTAAGGGTAGTGCAAGTGATGAACAAGGTATATACAGCTCTATTTATCTACATATGCCTCATCAGTTAAATGAGAACTATTCAGTCAAGTATAATAGAGCAACATTAGGACCATTTGGCGGTGCTTTAGAACAAGCAGTTGCTGGAGCAAATGCGAAAGATGGTACGAGTAACGTTGCTACGCAACTAAACGCAGGTGCAGGAACTGGTGCTTCTCAAGCAGTATTTGGTGCTATAAGTGGTTTATTTAATGATGCTTCTAGTGGACTGAATGTTGATGGTAATCTATCAAGAGATCAAATAGTTGGATTAACCAAGCAAAGAGTTTTTAACCCATACGAAGAAACAGTATTCGAGGGAACA